CATAGGGGCATCTTGACCATTAGCTTCTTCAAGCTCATCAAGTACTTCTGCCTCTAATTCCTCAATGGTTTTATCTAATTCATTTGCCATGGGATATTGCTCCTTTTAAATGTTTATACAAGTTATTTATAAGTTATAACTTTTGAAGAAAACGTGCAAACTCTAAACTATCCGCTGTGGGGTTTCCAGTTCTATGGTTTTCTTCTATGTTGTTTTTGATCTGTTGAACTTCGGCTTCTTGTATTAATCCATTGTTCCAAATCCACTCTTTACCTTCCATAATACCCTCAACAAATGCGTTGGGGGCAGATGGGTCTGCAACTATATCAGCTGCAGTTGCAAGGTAAAAGTCTTTTCTCACTACGTTTGCACCATTCTTTTGGTCTAAACTTCCCATGCCTCTAGATGATACACCTAATTTTGCACCATCATCTATCAAAGACTTTACAATCTCACCCATAGGGGTTGAAAGTATCTTTGCTTCTCCGATAAAATTATTTCCGTCTGGTTTTAAAGAAGTAATCATATGAGATGCTCTTTCGAGGTTAACTGTTGGCCCGTCTGGGTGTCCTAACTCTCCAAATGCACGATTCTCATTGATATACTCTTTATTATAACGATTTACTTCTTTATTAAGTATTTCCATAGGATACATACGACCATTCCGATTTTTAATATCGGCTTGCATAAATATCCCCTTTATCTTATAATTTTTCTTACCAGATTTTTCATCTTCTTCGATCAGATAATCCATATCATTCTCGATATGTTCTGATATTAATTTTAAATGATAATTCATAATTCTATCCTTTAGGTTGTATAGTTAACATCTTTTTTGAACTCAATCATTACAAAACCAGATGTACCAAGACAAGCCATTTCCATATCTCCAGAAGTAGCACCAGTATTTGTTGCAGCAGATTCAATCAATCCAGCAGAACCATCATAGTAACCACTTCCAGCAAGATCAATTAATGTTATATCTGAATCGCCTTGTTCAATAATTTTAACATGTCCAGTATCATCATCAGCAGTACCCTCAACTAATCCCCACCAAATTCTTTTAATATGCAATTTTGCACCATTGGCGTGTCCGTCTAGTGCAGATGCATCTAAAATAGCATTGGTTGCAGTTGTGTCATTAGCAATATTTACTAATATAGTGACTATTCCGCCTGCGCCTGGAGCGTTAACAACTGTATCTCTTAATGTTCTTGTGGTAAATGCCATTGTCTAACTCCTTAAAATGTTAACATTTCTTTTTCAAAATATCCCATAAGTTCATTTTCTGGAACTTTGTATTTTTTGGATACTTGATTAATAGTTTTTTCAAAAGTATTTAGGAAATCTGAAGGTTTAGAGTCCATTTTACTAAAGATATCGTCAACAGCCTCTTTCATCTTCGGAGACAGTTTTTTATACCCTTTAGATTTCTTATGTTCATCTTTCTCTGGGAGAGATGTATATAATGAATTAAACTGCTTCATTTTCCTCTACTTCTGGTATGTGGTTTCTTACGAAAGTTCCAGCTACTTCTTTTCTTTTTGTTTCTAATGCATGACCAACTCTGTCAGTCATTGCACTCTTAAATGCATCTTCAGCACCTAAGTTATTATTTTTTCCTAATTCATTTACAAAATTCTCTGCACTCATTATTTATCTCCATTTTCTTCTGGTGGTTCTTCACCATTATATTTTGCTACGTCATCTGCTGGTATTGGTGTTCCGTCAACAGATGGATATCTTGAAATACCATCTGAATCATCTGGAACATTAACTCCACCATCTTCTGGATCAAGTCCAGCCTCTTTATTGATTTGAGTTTGCATATCATCAATTTCAGAATCACTAAGGTTAAGAACATTTTTCTGTACCCATGCTTTACTAAAGAATGTACCGATATAACTTTCAATACTACCTAATGCATTAATTCTATCTTCCATCAACTCAGCTTTCTTGAGTTCTGCAAAATGTCCATCTTGCAAGAAGTCATACTGAATATGTTGGTGCATCTTCTTCCAATCTTCTAAAGTGACAACACCTTTAAGAATTAACTGAGTTTTTAACAAATCAGTAAAAAGAGGAGTAAATCTTTTACGCATCCTTTGTACAAACTTTGTGAACTTCAATTCATCTCTTGTAATCTCTGTAGAACGACCAAGACTAAAACCAGCTTCTGCTTCTAATCTTGAAATTGGTACGTTTAATGATCTAAACAACTTTTGTTTGAAATATGTAATATCATCAATCTCACCAAGATTAGAACCTCCAGCAAGAGTAGTTATCTCTGTACCACGACCACCTTCTCTACGAGGCAACCAAAAGTCTTCTAACATTGACATATGATTTCTATCATCTCTGATTTCTCCAGTAGATGCATCATATGTAAGTTTGTTACGATATCTAGCCATAACATCTTTTAAGTATTGTTCTGCTTTAACTTTAGGTAAATTACCAACATCAATATAGAATATACGTCTTTCAGGCGCTCTTGATACACGATAGATAACAAGGGAGTCTTCAATCATTCTAAGTTGATTAACTGGTTTGATTGCTTTGTGTAGATAAGAAAGTACATGACCTTTGTTCTGATCAATCAAGCCAGATGGTACATAAGTTATACTGTCTGGTGAGATTTTAATACCTTCGTTTGATCCAGTTTGCAAACCTTTGTCGTTATACATAAAGTATTCATTTACAGCATCAATCAGTTCTATACTAGAACCTTTTTTATTGACCTTTTTTATTTCTTTAACTTTACGAATCTTTTTAGGGTCAATGTATCTTAGTTCTTGGATACCTTTTCTTGGATTTTGTTGATCTATAACTTTATGGTAATATAGTCTACCATCAACATACCAACGTCTGAATATGTCGTGACCTTTTGTATCAAAGTTAAGAAGTTCTAAGACTGTATCAAATTCTTCTCTGATTCTATCTTTAATTCTTTTAGGATACATAAGTCTTTCGAGCTCGATAGCAACGGCTTGATCTCTTTCGTTTGCAACAATACCCTCATTGACAATATCCTCAATCGCACTATCGCACTCTGGTTGTTGTGCAATATCACGATATCTACGAATCAAGTCCATTTCAGTTCGTTCACGACCATCAGTATCTAAAAGTTGTGAATAGAAACCACCACCAGCAACCTCAAGAGTTCCGTCTTCTGAACTAGGTTCAGTAAACCTCTCTTGAGAGCCAGAGTTTTTTATTTTTTCAAATTTGAATCCAAATAATTCCGCCATAATATCTCCTACTATTGTCTCCTATTTAGTAGGTTAGAAACTAACGCCTGAAGGCTCAAAATGTTGATACCTAAAAGTAATAGGAAAGGTTTCAATTTCTGTTGCTTCAGCATTACTCAATTCAATTACACCAATTGATGTAGGAAATGCATTTCTAAAGATATAACTCTTTAAAACTGTATCATCTCTATCCAACTGTTCAACAGTCAAGTCTGTTTGATAATCAGATGGAGAAATAACTCCAGTATTATCAACATAACTGTTAATACCATTTTGCCATAATTCCATTGCGTTTCTTATCATAAAGTCGGTATCATTATATACTGTTACATCCCAAGTTTCTGGAGCAGGTCTGTCACCAGTAAGATATATGTTTCTACCACTAAATGGTACTGGAATTTCAGTCAATGTAGATGCTGGTAATTGTGCAGCAGTTACAAGAAATGAAGTTCTACGAACATCAAGTCCAATTGCAATACCAGATGGTGGTGTCAATGTTACTCTGAACTGGTTAGCACGAGCACCACCACCGATTAGATTTGCTTTAAAGTCATCTATGTTTCCCATGATTAACCTCCTACCTCAGTAAATGCGACCCCTGTTCTCACAGCGATAAAGTTAAGTGTGATGAAGTTGATAGACCTTGCTGGTTTGATATAAATATCTGCAATAAATTCGTTTCTATCAATAACTTCTCCAGTATTGTTTGTTCCGTCTGCAACTACAGAGAAATCAGTAATACCTCGTCTACCTTGAATATCCCTCAAGAAAGGTTCTACTAAGTTTCTGAATTGAGCTCTTGTAAATTCATCATTGAACTCAAAGAGTTGAAACTTGGCTGCAGTCGCAATTGCTTTTTCTAGAAGTAAGAATAATCGTCTTACGTTAATTCTATCAAATGCACTTGGTTTTGTCAATGCAGTTTTGTCTCCGAAAAGAACCACACCTTGGCCTGGAAAGTTAGTTACAGGATTTACTCTTGCACGATAAAGTTGATCTCTTTCTGCCTTTGTAGGATTGAAAGATAACTTTACTGCACCACGAACATTTCCTCTAGTAAAACCAGCAGGAGAAAAGAAACTATCTGCAATTTGGTCTGTAAATGCACAAAGTCCAGCAATATCTCCGTTTAATGGAACAAATCTATACACATCACTATACTTATCGTACATATATTTGTAACCACTATCGAAAACCATATAAGATGAACTTGGACATAAATCAAAAGCAGCTACAACATTTGCCGTTGCAGTATTAGATGTTGCAACACCGACTGTCGCAGCACGATATGGAGAAACAAATCCCACACAATCTCTACGTTTTTCAACAAGTGCAGTAATCATTGTTACATGAGTATCCATTGCTGCAGCTGTATCTGCAACAATACTTGATGCACCACCAATAACTAGATTAATATCTAATGACTCTGTGTCTTCAAACTTATCGTATGCAAGTTCAACTTCACCAGCAGTTGTGACATAACCATCATCTAAACCACCAGTTAATGTATCTATTGTAATTGGAATAACTGAAGTGTATGCTGATGTTGTATCAGTACCCCAGTTAGAACCAGCAGTTATGTGGTCTGTCCAGTAAATAAACTGTGATTGTGCAAAGATAACATCTGGATAAAAGTTTGTACTTCCTTGAGATGTTCTTGCAACTGAGTTCTTTGACACATTTGCAAAGATTTCAATTACTGAAGAACTTCTTTGTCCAGCAACATCATTATCAAATCCTGTGATATCTCCTGTAATGTCATAAACAACAATATGAAGTTCATCACCAGTACCACGACCATTAGCAGTAGCCCAATCTGATGTGCCAGGAGCTGAGTTAAATAAATCATAGAACTTCCAACGTCTTTTGATATATGAGTTGTCTCCAATAATACTTTGTAATCCAGCACCATTTGGGTCATCTTTCAGACGAACTGTTAAATCGTTGGCAGATGTGTCGATTGCAGTTACTTCGTATTCGTTGTAATTATCAACTGGTACTAAATGTGATGAGTCAGAAAAAAATGAAATTAAATCACCAACATTAAATGCATTACCAACTGCATCTACATCATCAACTTTAACTGAGGTTGAACCAACAGCATCTTCACCAACTGTTAAGTAAGCTGCACCTAATCCTTGTTCATATGCAGTTGCACTTCCACAAATCTGAACACCGATTGAGTTACCATGTGTTCCAGCAGTTCTTGCAGCCCACTCTCCATGACCTCCTTGACCAGCTGAAAATGATGCTTCATAGTGGTCATCATCACGAATAAGTATCCCAGAGTTTG